GAGCAAATGGAGATGGATTTACTTTTGAAGTTGAAGAAGTAGAGGGATACTTGGAAAGTGAAGGACTTAATTGTTATCTTCAAGAAATAGCTGACCTTCTTGGAGTATCTTGTGCAGATAATTTTGATCCTAGAGGAGTTAGATACGCTTTGTATAATTTTACGGATCAATTCAAGGATGGTGTTTCAGATGCCTTGTTATTAGGTAAAAGTGCAGATGTAAATCTCACAAGTGCCTATAAGCAAGGATATGATTTTGGGATATCAATGTATTGTAAGATGGAGGAAATAAATGCCTAATTGGACTAGAAATGAACTAAATATTCAAACGGATGACCCTAAGAAAATCCTGGATTTTAAGAAAAAGGTTTTAACACAGAGTAAAGAGGGGAAACTTGAACTTGATTTTGAAAAGATAATACCAATGCCAAAGAAAATATTTCGTGGAAATCTTGGAAGTGAAGAGAGAGAAAAATATGGAGATAATAATTGGTATGATTGGAGTATTAAAAATTGGGGAACAAAGTGGAACTCTTGCCGAACTGAAGTAGATTCTTCTTTTCAAGAGCATGGGGAACTTCAAATTACTTTTGATACGGCTTGGGATACTCCAATACCAATCATCAAAAAATTAAAACAAATGTTTCCAGAACTAAACTTTTGGGGAGGATATATCCATGAAGGTTGGGAAGGTGCTGGATCTTTTGAGGAGATTATCAATGAGTGAAAATAAATTTACTTTTAAAAAACAATCTAATGGATTGTATTCCGTTTCAATTCACAAAACTTTAAAGCCTAAATGGAAATACAAAAACTTAACTAAAAATCAACTTTCTGAGGCACAACAAAAGTATAACAATGCAATGGAACAACTTTTTAAAGGGGAATATTTAATTTGTAATAACTAAAAAACGAAAAGCCCTCTAAGAAAGGAATAACAAGAGGGCTTTTCTACAACAATGTATTATGGAGAAATCAAATTATGATTTCTGCTGCAGAATATCAAAGAAAGGAAAAAACTGCAAATGAAAAATCTAAGGACGCAGAGTCGCAGAGTAAAGGAGGTAAACAATGCTTGAATCAATAATGTGTTTAGCAATGGCTGTTTACTTTGAAGCCAGGGGAGAGCCAATGGTTGGTCAAGTAGCCGTGGCTCAAGTAGTAATGTCAAGGGTTGAAGATGATAGGTTCCCAGATACAGTATGCGAGGTTGTAAAACAAGGATACTACTACAGTTGGAACGCAGACTTTCCCATAAAACATAAGTGTCAATTTAGTTTTTGGTGTGATGGAAAGCCAGAAACAATAGAAGATGAGTATGCCTTTCAATGGGCAAAGAATGTTGCTGAAGCAACTATTCATGGCAAACTTTATGATACGACACAAGGTGCAACGCATTACCACGCATACTATGTTAAACCATCATGGAGTAAACACTTAACAAGAACAGTAAGAATTAATGATCATATATTCTACAGATGGGAGATGGAATGATGACAAAACATAAATGTGTTAAGTGCAACAAAGATGCTACTGTTATAGAAGATGGTAAATACTTTTGTTCTAAACATGGAAAAGAATACGTTTTTAGGTACTTTAAAAAAGAAAAGAGGTTACAGAATGTTTAAAAATAGGAGGAAAAATAATGGATAATAGAAAAAATTACAAAGGGGCTATAACGCATAAATCTCGTGATGTATCAAAGTATATGAAACGACATTACTTTAAATTGTGGATAGATCAGTTTGAAGACAAACCAATCCAAGTTTTTATTGATGCTGAAGGCGAAGAAGATGCTGAACAAAAGCTTAAATATAAACTAAGATGGGAAAAAATTAACCGAACACCAAGAGCATAAGGAGTATAAAATAATGAAGAAAGAATTACCAAATCGCAGACCATGTGAAACAGAAGATGTTGGAGAAGGACTAAGTGTAACAGTAAGTTATCACCCCGAAACAAACGAACCAATAGAAGTGTTTGTAACAAGTCGAGGAAAAGCATCTGACAATCCAATGCGAGATGCTTTATACAATCTAGGTGTTAAAGCATCTAAAATGATGCAAGGAGAATAAGAATATTGACAACTTATCAACAATTAAAGTATAAGTAAATTTGTAATTAAAGAAAGGAGGACGTATGCCAAGTGGAAGACCATCTAAAAATGGAAAACAAATGCAGTTTAGAACTGTAGCCATACCTTTAGAAGTCTATGATAAAATTTTAGACTTAGCTGAAGAGGAGCAAAGAAGTATTGCGAGACAACTTGCAATAGTTATTACCAAAGCTCACGATCATTATTTTCGTGAAGAAGACTGATTATCTTTATTGGGATGCAGAATAACAATGTTATCTCTGTTTATCCCTTTTAAATATTGTCTAGCTATATTAAGGGTTAATCCAGAAGACTTGCTCAACTTTGTTGCAGCTTGTTCCAGGGTTAGCCCTCCTTTTTTATAATCAATCAATATATCTATGTTGTCAAATTTAACCATTCTCTTACCTCCTCTCCTAAAACTTTAGCACTTAAATTAATTTTACCACGAAGAGACTTTACAATTTTTGTATCAATTGTTTTATCACATATCAAATCAATATATGTTACGGGGTTCTTCAACCCAATCCTATGACAACGATCTTCTGACTGCATCCTGGTATCAAGATTAAAATCATTTGCATAGTAAACAACAGTGTTCGCTTCTGTTAATGTAATTCCTCTTCCTGCCGTTTGTGGATTGCCAATGAAAAAACGAATTGGTGATTGAGGATTTTGAAATCGTCTTATGTTATCTTGACGTTGGTTATCTGAGGTATCTCCATAAAAAGATACGGCCACTTCTGATCCAAAATTTTTATTTATATTTTTTGTTATGTTCTCAATGTCATAACGAAATCGTGACCAGATAATAGCTTTACCAGATACCTCATTGCATATTTCAAGTAAAGAACTCATACGCTGCGTATCAAAGGTTATTAATTCGCCATCATCAGTTCGGATATGACCAGAGAGTATTTGTTGTAATCTTATAAGTTGGGTGGCTATCATGGGTGCTGTAATTAAATTATCATCTAACATCAATACAGCTTTCTTTCTGATATCCTCATACATTTCTTTTTGTTGAGGTGTCATAGTTACATATCGTGACGTATAAATCTTATCAGGCAAGTCAAGACAATCTTTTTTCAAAACTCTAAAACTAAATGGTTCAAGTTTCGAGGACAGTTCATTCATATTCTTGTAACCTACAACTTTATTAAAGCTGACGGAGCCCATGTGTTGCCGTGTCATAACAGAGTAACGAGCTTGGAAAGGATAATAGGAATCAAATCCTAAAACCTTATCTCCAAGAAACTCACATTGTGAAAAAATATCTAGTGGTGAGTTCGTAACGGGAGATCCTGTCATGATTCTCCTATACCGAAAGTTCCTAGACATTGATACAAGAGCCTTGGTTCGTTTTGCCTTATGGTTTTTAATCATAGTTGATTCGTCTACAACCACCAAACCTTTGCTGCCAAAAACTTTTGATAACCATTCCCCAGCTTTCTTTCCTTTAATACTAGAGAAAGCTTCAATGTTCATTACTAATATAGTTAAATCCTTGCCTAAAGACCCACGAAGAGAATGTTTTTCTTTATCAGTAAGACCAGACTTCCATACTATTATGTTTGGTTTGATCCTATCAGGCATATGCGTAGGGATTTCAATCTCTGACCAATTACGATAAACACCTTTTGGTGCTATAATCAAAGCAAAGTTTATTCTATCTTTTTCATAAAGGATAGCAAGGTTGTCTATAAGAACTTTTGATTTGCCAGTTCCCATCTCCATAAATAAAGCAAACATATTTTTGTCCCAAGACTTTCCCAGGCATTCCTTTTGATGCTCATATGGTTTTGTTTTATATTTATACTTGACATTCATATCATATACTCCTATTTATATATATAGGCACTCATTAAGTGCTGTCAAGATAATATTAACTTTCGTTTTTAAACCTGAAGAGGAGGTACTTATGAAACAAAACGAATCTTTGGAAGATGATATCTTTATTAGTGACGAATCATTTATGAAAATCGACACGGATACAGGTAAGCAACTTTCCAATTTAATAAAAAAACTAAACGGTATTAACGATCAGATTGATGATGCCGAAAAACATTTAAAAGCTCTCAAGATTGAGAAGAAACAACTAGCCTTTGAAGGTATACCAGGTCTTATGGATGAGATGGGTGTAGAAAGGTTGGATGTTGATGGTGCAACAGTTAATTTAAAAACTGTCGTATCAGCAAGTATTCCTGTGGATAATAGGAAAGAGGCTTTTAATTGGCTCCGAGAGAAAGGATTAGATGACATTATAAAGAATGATGTCATTGTATCTTTCGGGACAGGGGAGGACAATGTTGCTGGGGATCTCATGGCAGATCTTGAACAACGAGGATTGCACCCCGAATCAAAAACCCATATCCATTCTATGACGTTAAAAGCTTTTGTTAAAGAACGTGTGGAAAAGGGTTTACCTATTGATCTTGATTTATTTGGGGCTTTCGTGGCTCGAACAGCAGATATAAGGAGGAAATAATGGCTGATATAATTAAGAAGAACAAAACCGAAGTCTCCACGGATGTTATGGATGACATTTTAGAAACGGCTGGGGAAGGTGTAGATTATGATACATCCGAACTGCAAATACCTTTTATCCGAGTTATACAAGCTTTGTCACCACAGATTAAGAAAAGTGATGCAGCTTTTATTAAAGGAGCATCACAAGGTGATATGTTTAACACTGTAACAGGCGAATATTGGGAGGGTTCCAAAGGTATGTCTATTATTCCTTGTTACCAGGAGACAAAATATCTTGAGTTTGTTCCAAGAGATCAAGGTGGGGGTTTTGTCGGTGAGATGAAAGCAGACAATCCAGACATTCAAAAGACACAAAGGAATGGTGCTAAAGAAGTTTTACCTAACGGTAATGAGTTAGTTAAATCAGATCAACACTATTGCATGATTTTGAATGAGGATGGTTCAGCACAACCTGCCATCATTGACATGAAGTCAACCCAACTGAAAATAAGTAGACGTTGGAAAACTCAGATTGCCATGCAAAAGGTCGCTGATAAGAAAGGTGTTATGAGAACTCCTGCTTTGTTTGCAACCGTATGGAGTTTGACTAGTGTTGAAGAAAGCAATGATATGGGAACGTGGTACAACTATGCTATCAACAAAGTAGATCTTATTAAGGATAAAAATTTACTTATTGAGGCGAAGAATTTTCGTTCATCTATTGAGAGTGGTGCTGCAAAGGCTGTTCCAGAAGAAGTTGAAAGTACTTCTAAGGATGATGATATTCCGTTCTAATGTCTATATCAAATTTTCGTGCAGTGTTTGAGGGATCAAGCACTGCACACGGACAAACAAAATTGGGAAACCAAAGAAGGAATGGTAAGACGGATGCTCATAGTTTTATTGTCAAGAAACCATTGAGTGATCCTCTTATCAAGGATCACTTTGAGGGTAAAATGGGAGTTGGTGCAATTCCCATCAACAATGAAAACATGTGCAAGTTTGGTGCCATTGACATTGATACATATCCTATTGATCACGTACAGATCATTAAGAAATGTAAGAGGTATAAGATGCCTTTCGTTGTATGTCGTTCAAAGTCTGGTGGGGCTCATCTTTTTGTATTCATGAAGGATTGGGTTAAGGCTGTTGACTTACGAGAATATCTTACAGAATTCGCTGCTGTTTTAGGTCACTCTGGATCGGAGATATTTCCGAAACAAGATCAGATACTAGCCGATAGAGGGGACGTTGGTAATTTTATTAATCTTCCGTACTTTGATGTGAAGAGAACTATGCGTTATGCGTTGAAAGAAGACGGCTCCGAGATGACATTACAAGAGTTTATTGGTGCTGCCGAACAAAGCAAAACCACATTAGATAAATTAAATAAGTTAGATTTTGGATCAAAGAAGAAATTATTTATTGACGGCCCGCCATGTTTAGAAGGGTTTTTAAATAGAGGGGTGCCTCAAGGTGCAAGGAACACGGTTCTATTTAATGCGTGTACGTATGCTAAAAAGAAAAACCCAGACGATTGGAAAGAGATGTTTAATGAGATAAACACAAAATATTCTAGTCCTCCGTTGCAGGCAGAAGAAGTTGTAACCATCCAGAAGCAACATGAGAAGAAAGAATATCAGTATCAATGCTCTCATGAACCTTTGAAGAGTCATTGTAACAAGACTTTATGTAAACGTAGAAAGTTTGGTGTAGGTAAAGGAAGTTCTATGCCTGATATTGATGGCTTGACGATTCTTACATCCGAGCCTCGATTATATTTTTTAGATGTAAATGGCAAACGATTAGAACTAACAACTAAGCAATTGCAAATGCCTATGCTCTTTCAAGAAGCTTGTATGGAGCAGTTAAATTTTATGCCTTTGCTAGATGACAAAAAGAATTGGCACGAAAGAATCAATGAGTTGATGGAAAAAGCCGTAGTGATAGATGTGCCCGATGAATTGACATACAAAGGGCAGTTTAAAGAACTGCTGCAGATGTATTGCACAAGCCGAATCAGAGCACGTGCACCAGAAGAGATGTCAATAGGAAAACCCTGGACAGAAGGTGATTTGACTTATTTTACAATGAAAGGACTGCAGGAGTTTTTAAAACAAAGAGGGTTTACATATTTTACACGTGTTCAGATACAAGAACGTCTTAAAGAATTGAACAGTGGGGATATGTGTAACGGAATTTATAAATTAAAGGATGACGATTCTGGCAAATGGTCAAACATCAGAGTTTGGTGGATACCAGAATTTGTTGATGAAGAAATAGAATTAACCACAGAGGAGAAGGAGGATGATAATGTCCCATTTTAACTTCGATGAAGATCAACTGTTAAAGATCTCTGACATTAAAGATAAACTTAATGTTAGTTACAGCACCTTGTACAGGTGGATTGATGACGGTTCATTTCCAAAGCCACTTGTTTTTGGTAAAGGCGAAAAGAATGCCACGACAAGATGGAAGAAGAAAGAAATTGAAGAATGGTTCAACAACAGACCACGAGAAAAATAATGACAAAAGAATTATTAGTATTTGGGCCACCAGGTTGTGGAAAAACACACACATTAATAAATGTTGTTAAAAAACATCTTGACAATAACGGAACACCAGAAAAGGTTGGGTTTGTTTCGTTCTCAAGAAAGTCTGTCCATGAGGCAAAGGATCGTATTTCTGAAACATTAAGCTTGAAACAGATACCCTGGTTTAGAACTTTGCACTCTATAGGATATAGATGGTTGGGTATGAGAGACGAGAATATGTTAACTCGTTATGACTTTAACAAGTTAGGTCTCAAACTTGGTGTCGCTTTTGATAATGGTACAGCTACAAGTATCAAGGATGGGATGATTCCTATGTCTGTTAAAGAGGGTAACAAATACCTTGAGATCATAGCCAGAGCAACAATGAGAAAGATATCTCTTGAGGAACAGTTTAGTGATGTAGCCAATTATAATTTGCATTGGAATTTTTTGAAAAAGATAGACCAAGAGTATACTCAATATAAACAGGACAATGACAAGTATGACTTTACAGATATGATAAAGTTATTTGTTAATGGTGGTTCAGCACCAGAGCTAGAACTTCTGATTGTTGATGAAGCCCAGGATCTTACACCTTTGCAATGGGATCAGGTGCAGTTGATGAAGAATTTTGCAGGGGAAGTTTGGTATGCAGGGGATGATGATCAATGCATTCATAGATGGAATGGTGTTAAAGTTGGCAACTTTATAAATGCTTGTGAGGATAGAACAATTTTAGATAAAAGTTATCGTGTTCCAAAGTCTGTTCATTCTCTTGCCAATAAAATTTCAAAAAAAATATCGTATAGGCAACCAAAGATATGGAATCCTACAGAGGAAGAAGGATCTGTTCAGTTTGATTCGGATTGGAGAGATATTGATATTGACCAAGGTTCGTGGACAATGATGGCTCGTACCAATAGACTTGTATCAGATATTGCTAAAAGTTTACGAGATGAAGGGTACTTATTCACACACTACAATAGACCAAGTATTAACCCAGAATTATTAGAAGGAATGCAAATATGGAAAACTTTAATTACTGATGAGCCCCTTCCTCTTTCGGAAATTAAAAAAATATATAAGCTTATGCCAAAGCAAGGTAACAATGCTATGGTTAAACGTGGTGCAATAAAACATCTCAATATGTTAGAAGGGGAGTTATTTTTAAGTTTTAGTGAATTGAAACAGGATTATGGATTACTTGCAGAGAAAGATACAAGTGTCTATTTGGTTTTAAATATCTCAAAAGATGATAGATTATATATAAGATCAATACAAAGAAGAGGAGAGATTTTACAGAAACCTCGTATTAACATTTCAACAATACATGCCATGAAGGGTGGAGAGGATGACAATGTTGTTTTACTGACGGAATCAACACCTGCAGCAGTCAATGATGATGAACAGCAAGATGATGAACACCGTGTATTTTATACAGGTGTAACCAGAACACGTAAGAATCTTCATATTATAGATACGGAGTCAAAGTTTAAATATAAGATATGATTAATATTAGTAAAGAAATAGAAGATGCACACTCAAGAGTGATAAGTCTTGGTGCAGGTGTGCAAAGTTCAGTTATGGCTTTGATGGCTGCCAAAGGAGAATTAACTCCCATGCCAGAAGCAGCTATATTTGCTGATACACAATGGGAACCAAAGGATGTGTATGAACACCTTGATTGGTTAGAAAAACAATTACCCTTTCCTGTCTACAAAGTATCTGAAGGTAATATAAAAGAACATGCATTAGCTGGTAAAAATAAAAGAGGGACGAACTTTGTTACCATGCCCTTTTTTACAAAGCATGGAATTGGCAGGAGACAATGCACCAATGATTATAAGTTAGATCCAATTCGTAAAAAAATTCGTGAAGTCATGGGTTTAAAACCAAGACAGAGAGCAAAAGATCTAGTCTGCGAATCATGGATTGGTATTAGTTTAGACGAGATGCAGAGGATTAAAGATTCAAGAGACTATTATATTAAGCATCGATGGCCTTTGATTGAGAAGAGAATGAACAGAAGAGATTGTTTAAAATGGTTTGACACACATTATCCTGGAAGAAAGTTAGCAAAATCAGCTTGTATTGCCTGTCCTTATCATAGCAATGATTTATGGAGAGACATGCGAAAGAATGATCCAGAAAGTTTTCAAGAAGCAATTGATTTTGACAAACAAATTAGAAAAACAAATCAGAAGAATTTAGATCAATATGTTCATCAGACACTTAAGCCACTTGATGAGGTTGATTTTGATACTTTAGAAGATAAGGGGCAACTATCTTTTCTTGATGAGTGTGATGGGATGTGTGGAGTATGAAAAGAGAAGATATTTTAAAAGAAGCAAAAGATTTGATATCAGGTGCAAGAGCCAAGAATTATGGGGATGCTCACGTTAATCATGATCGCATAGCAAAAATGTGGTCAGTTTTATTAAACAAAGAGATAACTGTTTCAGAAGTCTACATGTGCATGGTTGCTGTTAAACTTTCTAGGTTATGTCAAACTCAAGACCATATGGATTCATGGATAGATATATGTGGATATGGTGCATTAGGAGGAGAGAACAATGAGAAAACAAAATAGTAACATCAGTTTTCTTGAACGGTTAGATTTAAATATAATAGAGGTAGAATGGTTTCCTCCCTCTGTGTTTCCAGATTTAAGGGACAGCAAATACATAGCTGTTGATTTAGAAACATGTGACCCTAATCTTACAACACTAGGTCCAGGGTGGATAAGAGGGGATGGTTTTATAGTTGGCATAGCCATAGCTGCAGGGGATTTTTCTGGATACTATCCTATAAAACATGAGGGAGGTGGCAATCTTCCTTCTGATAAAGTCATGTCTTGGGTGGCAGAACAGATGGCTACACCTAATATACCAAAAGTATTTCATAACTCTTCCTATGATATTGGATGGTTGCATTGGGCAGGGGTCAAGGTTCAAGGAAAAATAATAGATACTATGGTGGCCGCTCCTCTCGTTGATGAGAACCGATTTTCTTATACTCTCAACTCTTTGGCCTATGATTATATTAATATGCGAAAGGACGAGAAAACATTACGTGCTGCAGCGAAGGATTGGGGTGTTGATCCTAAGAAAGAGATGTGGAGACTTCCTTCCAAGTATGTTGGCTCTTATGCCGAACAGGATGCTGTCATTACATTAAAATTATGGAACCATTTAGAAACAGAACTATCTAAGCAGGAGCTATCAAGTATCTTTGAATTAGAACAAAAGTTATTGCCTTTGCTTATGGAGATGCGAATTAAAGGTGTGCGAGTTGATTTGGATAAGGCTGAACAAGTTAAGGCAAAGCTATCCCAAATGAAAAAGACCTTTGTAAAGCAGATTAAAGACGATACAGGCATAATAGTCTATCCTTGGGTAGCAACAAGCATAGCTAAAGTGTTTGACCACTACAACGTGCCCTATGGACGAACAGAAGACAGTAAACAACCATCCTTTACAAAATCATTCTTACAAACTTGTCCACATGATATTGCAGCCAAAGTGTTACGTCTTAGAGAAATGGATAAAGCTGAGAGTACATTTATTGACAGTATTCTCAAGCATCAGCATAAAGGGAAGATACATTGTGAGTTTCATTCTTTGCGTTCTGACGATGGAGGCACAGTAACAGGACGATTTTCATCTTCTAATCCAAATTTACAGCAGATACCAGCTAGAGATCCAGAAATTAAAGCTATGATTCGTGGTTTGTTTATTCCAGAAGATGGAGAGAAATGGGGAAGTTTTGATTATTCAAGTCAAGAACCACGATTGCTTGTGCATTATTGTGCAAGTGTTCCAGACAGACATCCTCATATGGATGATCTTGTAAAAGAATACCACAAGGGGGATGCCGACTTTCATCAAATGGTTGCTGATCTGGCAGGCATAGAGAGAAAACAGGCGAAGACCGTAAACCTTGGTATTATGTACGGCATGGGTAAGGGCAAACTTGCTAACACCTTAGACATTACAATAGAAGAGGCAACAGAACTTCTTAACACTTATCATGGGAAAGTTCCATTTGTAAAAGCTTTGGCTGATTTTGTGTCTAGCCGTGCATCAAAAAACGGTAAGATTAGGACGATACTTGGGAGGAGATGTAGATTTGAGATGTGGGAGCCACGATCTTTTGGTTACAAAAAACCTATGAAAAGGGAAGAAGCTGAAAAAGAATACGGCCCTGGTATCCGAAGAGCATTTACTTACAAAGCTTTAAATCGTCTTATTCAAGGAAGTGCAGCCGACCAAACCAAAAAGGCTATGGTTGACTGCTATAATGAGGGTTTTGTTCCCATGCTCACGGTGCATGATGAATTGTGTTTTGGTATAAGTTCCGAGAAACAAGCATCACGAATTAAGGAGATTATGGAAACGGGACTAGAACTTAAAGTTCCTAGTAAGGTAGACATGGAACTTGGCAACAATTGGGGAGAAGTGGGATGAAATCAAGTGATAATCCAACAGTTTTAAGAATTAAGACAACTGGAAAACCTAGTGAAATTAGTGAAATTAGTGATAAAGTTGATTATGATGAACTTGTAGAAGCAAAAGAGTGTATGAAGTTAGTTAAACATTGGGAACCTTGGTTCTTAGCTGAAGATAAAAAAACGTGGGAAATTGTTCTAAGAGTAACCAAAGATTTAAGAAAATTAGTTTCTATAGCAAAAAGAAAAAGGGAGAAGTCGGATGACTAAATTTAATGATGATTTTGTTAGAGAAGTTAAAAACTTTTTTAATAAAGGAAGAAAAAAGAAAAAACCTGGATACAAACGTGATGGATCTTTTTCTATAAACGATATTGTAGAAAAGTTTAATCTTACAGAGGCACAAGTAAAACGTATTTTGTATGTAAGAAAACTTCCAGAAGAACAGTTTATCAAAGGAGAATACAATGACTAAAGCATTAATATATGTTTCTTATGATGAGGAAACTAATGAGATCTTTCTTAATCTTATAGAGGATGGCTCCGTTAAAAGATTAAAACTTGAACCAACTTCTGCTATGCGAATGGCGGCTGATCTGATTGTTATGATTCAGCCCTTCGTAACCAACCCTTTAGAAATACTTGAAGACGGGGTTTCTGTGCAGCCAACGCCTTATAAAAGTCCGATTGGGCTGAACGGATTGGATCAAGAAGAGACGAACTAGAAGATGTTAACGCTAGACCAATCTCATTGACAGCTTCAAGAGATTTGTTTCCTAAGATACCATCTTCAACAAGATCTTTA